ATAACATACCTAACTGCTAATATTACGTAATATTTATGTGATGCTCGATAAGTTGACAGACTGGCTAATATAGTGTAATGTCTAATACAATTACAGGAGTTATGGATAGTGTCCGACTACTTAACTACAGACTACATCAAAAGTACCAGCAGAGATTACAGTATCTATGTGTGTCAAACACGCGGTATTCCCAGTGTATGTGATGGTCTCAAAGATGCACAACGCAAAGCACTGTTTGTAATCAAACCCAAAGCTGATAAGATTAAAACAATCTCGTTGGCAGGTGAAATGATCAGTCAAAACGTTTATCTGCACGGCGATGCCAGTGCGGCAGAAACACTTAGCCTTATGGCTGCACCTTATTGCAACAATATCCCACTATTACATGGTATCGGTGCATTCGGTACTAAGATTGGTCCTACTGATTGGGGCGCACCACGCTATACATATCTAAAACGCAACGCACACACTGATGCATTGGTGTTCACTGACTATGACATCGTGCCGTTAAAAGAAAACTACGACGGCAGTGTGTTAGAGCCCAAGAACTATTTGCCTTTGATTCCCATGGTGTTGTTAAATGGCGTAAGTGGTATTGCAGTTGGGTGGAGTACAGACATTCTACCTCGCAGTCTTGACGATTTGATTGATGCAACACTGGCTGCAATTGATGGCAAAGCTATTAAAACACTGGCACCCAAGTATGATTATCTTGATTGCAACGTGCGCAACATCACAGGTAATGCTTGGGAATTTACAGGGCGTGCTAGAATCGACGGCAGCACAGTGTGGATTGAAGAATTACCTCCCAACCTGAGCCTTGAGAAGTTCAAAGAACGACTCAATGCAATGGAAGATGAAGATAAGATTCAGACCTATGTGGATCGCAGTACCAAAACTATCAAAATTGAAATTCGTTTCAAACGCGGCACAATTGCAGATTGGACAGAAGAAACAGCTATAGATTTCTTCAAACTGCGCAGCCGTTCTACCGAACGTATTGTTGTGCTGGATTGGAACGGCAACAGTGTACGTCAATTTGAAACAGCAGAATTGCTGGTCAACGAGTTTGTACAATGGCGCCTGGGCTGGTACAAAACACGTTTTGAAAAGATGATCGCCGATTTGACTTATCAGTTGAATTGGAATTCTGCGCTCAAAGCCTGTATCGATGGCAAGTTGCCCGAGTATTTGCCTAACGCAGCAAACAAGATAGATGTGCTTGACAAGGTTAAGCATCTATGCAATACTATCAAAGTCGACGATGAACAAATGGAACGTATTGCTAGCTTGCCTAGCTACAGGTGGGCTAAAGATGCCTATGCAGAAATTGTTGCTAAAATTGCAGATCTTATTGCAAAAATTGCAGAACACCAAACAGTGCTGGCAGACCCAAAAAAGCAAAAAGACATTTATCGTCGAGAAGTTGTAACTCTTAAAAAACTAGGAAAGGTTGACAGATGATTACCAAACAGGAACTGACCACTGCACTTACACAAGGTATTTGCGAGGTTACATTTACTAAAGTAAACGGCGAAGTTCGCACAATGCCGTGTACGCTAAAAACAGATCTATTGCCGGCACATGCCGCTGTAGTCGAACAGCGTACAGAACGCAAACATACCGATACTCTTATGTCTGCATTCTGCACTGATAAGAAAGAATGGCGCAGTTTTCGTGTAGAAAACGTCACCAAACTTACGCAACTGGCCTAATACCTATTGACACCTGTTGCTGTTATGTTATTATGCACAAACAACAGCAACAGGTGCCACATGTTCAACAAGTATATCACAGAAGAACTCCGTACACTGCGGGCAGCTTTTCAAGCTCGTGGATTTGATATCCGCCTAGTAGGCGGTGCAGTGCGTGATATCGTTGCAGGCGAAGATCCCAAGGATCTGGACTTTTGCACTGATGCAGATCCCACTGAACAACTGGAAATCTACACAACAAATGGCTACAAGTATGCAGAAACTGGTCTGCAACACGGCACGATTACTGTTGTAATTGACCATGTTGGCTACGAAATCACCAGTCTGCGTACAGAAACTAATCACGATGGGCGTCGTGCAACTGTTGCATACACTCGCAATTGGATGGATGATCTGAGTCGCCGAGACTTTACGTTCAATGCCATGTCAATGACCTTTGACGGTGTGCTGATTGATCCGTTTGGTGGACAAGAGGATCTGCGTAATCAGATTGTTCGCTTTGTTGGCGATGCAGATGCTCGTGTTAAGGAAGACTACCTGCGCATCCTGCGCTGGTTCCGTTTTCAAGCACGATTTGGCAAGCAAGATAACATTGATCCTGCTGCATGGCAAGCTATCTTGGACAACTTCGAAGGACTGGAAAAAATCAGTCGCGAGCGTGTATGGAGCGAACTGAAACGTATCATTATTCATCCTCGCGGTTCTGCACTATTTCGTGTGATGTCTGACATTGGCATGTGGCCATACATTTCAATTGAAGGTGCTGTACGTGCGCCGGATATGCCAGACCTTATCAATGAACTGCTGCAATGGTCGCAAGATCCCGAAGTTGTAATGGCAGCATGGATGAATCTCCGCCACACTGTTGTTGAAAAGGCATCGGCTAATTTGAAATGGAGCAGTAGTGAACGTGACCATGCACTGTGGCTGTGTAATCATATCAAAGGACCATATGCTAAACGACACGATCTGCGTCGTCTGATTGCAGTAGATGGTGCACCTCGTAAATGGGTTGCAGAACTTGCTGCATTTGAAAAACGCGATGAATGGAGCCAAAATGCTCTTGTGCATTGGGAATTTGATCCGTTCCCGGTAACGGGGGAAGATCTGTTTGCGGTTGGTATGAAGCAAGGTAAAGCAATGGGGGACGTTCTGCGACAGCTGAAAGATGCTTGGGCAGACAGTGGCTATGTTGCTACTAAAGAAGAACTGATGGCCCTGGTGGTGGTATGACTAAAACTTATACCACCTACCAGACCGCAGTATATAACAATGCACCAACTCGCAGATCCACTCAGCAGATCGTCGCATCTAAAGGTCCGCATACAATTACAATTACCAATCAACAGTACCATAGTACATGTACACACCTTGTGGCATTTCTTGCAGAACACATTGGCATAGGCAACTATAAACTGCGATTTGCCAAGAATGTACACAATCAAGTTATAGATGGTAAACCTGTTGATATTGAGTTTGTAAATGCAGAGTTTGAAATGTTATTCAAATTGCTAACGGGCAATATTATAGAAAGTGTTAAGCCCGACTATTGATATGCAATTGTGGCCCGGTTAGTATTCCGGGCCACTTGCTGTGGCTAAATTAGCGATAGAAGACTTCTATCTTTTCTTTGGTACGAGTTGGGAATACCAGCTCTGAGTCGGTTGCATGGACTCTGCGATTTTTGGAATCGTCATTGAAGCCGATGCCCATAAGCAGATCTGGACCACGCTTTAGTCCCATCAACTTGCCAATTTCATCCTTTTGGAAGCACTGGCAGCAGCCTGTTGCATATCCCAGCATGCTGGCAATAAAGTTAACATAGCCAGATGAAATACCTATTGCAGTATTGACATCACGTTCGAATACTTTGAGCTCTGACTCATCTGCATTGCTCCACTTTTCAAATGCCTTTGGCGTAATTTCATCCAATTCTTTATGTACATAAACAAACAACACATTAGCCAATGTTTGACTATTTGTTGTAGGCACATGTTTGCCGGTTACAACGTTGTCTGCTGTAACACCTGTCGACAACACGTGAATCTTTGCAATTAATTCAGGATCTGTTAACACATGTAGATCGTAGAACGAAATATTCTGCTTGCTTGGGCAATTGGTAGCAGCTTGTACCAACAACTCCAAGTCTTCTTGTGGCATTTGCTTTGATAGATCGAAGTTTCGCTGGCAATGCTGACTCCTAATCACGGCTTTCATGATATCTCTGTAATCTGTTGACATGGCGATATCTCCCTTCTCATAGTATTTATTTTTGTTTTCACACCAGTTGTGCTTTGACCTAACATAACTTATAATTTAATTTTACTAGAAGGGCTAACATATGTCAGATTGGCTTAATGAAGCAACATATGCGCAGGCAATAGCAGAATCACTGCGAGTTAAATTATATGATGCAGAACAAAAACTAGAAATACAGCGTTTAAAAGTCTACTACAACACAGACTTTGAAGGTCTCTGGCCAGTTGGCACAAGTGCAGTGGTTGTTGCAGAATCACTTGAGCGAGCAGAATTGTTGTTAACAGACAAGCTTGCTGCTATAGGACTTGCATACAGAGGTACTATGACTGAACTTGATATGACTGTACCAAATGCAGTCATACTGCAAGACGGCAATTACTAAAAACTTTATCTTTTACGATCAGTTGACTACTAGCAAATACGTCTTATCATATGGCATGTGATAACACACACTGTATGGAGTTTGTAAATGTATGTAATCAAAAATATTCGCGATGTTGTTTTTATTGTTATAGGTGTGTCGATCATTGCACTCGGTGCATATGTGCTTACTCATCCAGATCAAACTGGCCGTTGGCTAAAGTCCGTAGATGATGCTCGTTATTTTGAATTGGATCACGATATCGGTGGATCTGGTATCTAATTTCGAAATACTGCTGATGCAATGATGTTTGTATCAAAAATATATTGTGCTAAGAAAATTTAACAAGGTGTGATCATATGCAGCAATAACGCTGCGTTCGTCGTACCATAACCATAGGACCCAACTATATGATCGTCACTGCTAAAATTAACTTTGAAGGTAATTACAACGAACTCGACACGCTAATGAAACAGATTAATGCGTTCGACTATAGTATTGAACCAGACGCATTGCCCCAGTGGCAAGAGAATATGTGTGATATCACCACAGGGTGGAAAAAAGTTTGTACACTTAGCCTGTCTGAACTTTCTGAGTTTAACAGTGATGCGAGTCATTTCATACACCAGCCTGGTATATATGCAATTTCTCTAGACACAACTCGTAACGTTACAACTCCATTCGAAACCCGTTGTTTGTATATAGGCGAAAGTACTGTAAGCATGTTCAAACGTCTTAAAATGTTTGAGAGTGATTGGCGCGGTAATAAAACAAATCACAGTGGCAAGATATACGACATGCGCACAAAACATTTGAAAAATATTAGTCAACACGAGTTAGTTATATGGGCCAGGCCGCACAACGAAGATGGCCTACACGAGCATACACAGGATGCCAGTAAAGCTCGCGAAAAAATGGCATTTGCTATGTGTGATCTTGTACAAGGCAAAGTTCCATTGGGCAATACTCGCGACATAGACGGCACGGAGTATTATTACACACAATTAAAGGTTGATCGCAAACCATTCATTAAACGTGCCGAAGAACTGTTTGAGTCTGAAAAAATTCGTGTCGCGCACTTGTACTACTGATACACACAAAACTTGAAATTATCAATGCAGTTGTGTGTAAATACTGTATATATTTTGAAAGCAGTCGCATTGAAAAACATATTTGCAATACATGGTGCATGGAGTAGTCCAGTCAGCTTCAATTATCTGCAAACGCAAGTCGATGCTGATTGGACTACTTTAAATTACGACCATACTCGCGATGGCATGCGGGATATTATACACCGTGCAAACGAAGAAATTGTCAAACCTTCCACTGTTATAGGACACAGCCTGGGTGGTATTGTTGCACTACACTTGCACGATAATCCACTTGTAGAGCGTATTATAACATTGGCATCGCCGTTGGCTGGACTGGAGTTAAATCTCATACAGCTATACTTCAGTCGCAGCAACTTGATAGGGCAAATTGCCAAAGACAGCCATATTATTAAAGATATGAAACGTGCAATATACACCAAACCCATACGTCATATCGTAGCAACGAACGGTTTCAATCCGTTTATATACGAAGACAATGACGGTGTACTACCCATTAAAATACAAACCAATTGGAGTTGCGGCGAGTTTTACAAAATAGATTCCAATCACTATGAGATATTGCAGCATGCCGACACTGTTGCTGCAATACGTGAATTTGGATAAATTAGTATATGAGATATGATGATATTACCCCCGGCGCAGCATCAGCCCTGATATGGTGCAGAATTACAGACACAGTTCTGTTTATACTACGCAGCGAATTGGGTAACGACCCACTTCAATGGGGCTTTCCAGGCGGGCATGTTGAATCGGGCGAAAGCTACGATGAAGCACTGCATAGAGAATTGCAAGAAGAAATTGGCAGGGATTTGATTAATAATCCCAAAGTATTGCTAAGTGTTAGCCATGCCACAGAACCTGCATTCACTCACAAGTGTTATGCTATTGCAGTAAACAAACAGTTCAAACCCAAACTCAATTGGGAACATGTTGATTACAAATGGAAGAGCCTAGGCGAAATGCCAGAACCGCAAACCTGGAGTATTGGCATGTTGATGAGCAATGATGAAGCTGCTGAACGCCTTAAACAGTTCCAAGAACGAGTTAAAAAAGCTGGGTGAATAACCACACGGAGTAATTAAATGAGCGGTCAGCGACGCTGGATTAAAACATGGGCTAGAACTGTAGGTATGCCAATTGGTATTACCGACAACGACAAGCCAGAATTTTTACCTATCTCACAGAGCGATGTGAAAAAGGCACTGGCATTTAGAACTTTTTGGATTGTATTGCATGTGGTTACATGTGCATTTATTATTGCCAGCAACGGTAGGAACCTCGGACTATGGTGAGATTTAAACTGTTCTTAGCGTGGTATCGTGTGCTACGTTCACGCAACTACAATGCTCTGCCGTGTGTAGAGTATGCATGGTACAACAGCAAGTATTATACCGCAGATGGTAAAAACCGAGTATAATCGGTTGACAGACCTGCACTCTAGTGTTCTAATAGTGTTATGAAACTTCAAAAACTCAAACCACTGTTTGACCTGTATCAGGAACAGTTTCCTGAAATACATACTCTTGCTTTTGCAGTGTATATGCAGTTGCCTAAACGTATGGGACTCTACTCTATATGGCAAGAAGATCGCTGCATATATGTGGGTAAAGGCAAGATCCCTAGTAGGTTCGTGCATCACTGGAACAAAGCACATTGCTTGTGGGAAACAGGCAAAGGTACTCGCAACGGTACACAGGATACAGATGGCTGGAGCGATCTACGTTCGCAGACTTGGTATGATCCCACACTGTGGACCATTGAATACTTTTTTGAAGATGGTTTTGTAAATCAAGCAGCATACGAAGGTCCCATGATGAAGCTGCTGGACCCGTGGGCCAATGATGAAGCATATCTAGATCGCAAACGTGCTGCCAAATGATATTTAAATATGGACCATTTGATGGCAAACACTGTACGACTGAAGAAGACTTTGTTAATAAATCGTTTGAAGTAATATTTTTTAGCGACGATGTTGCAGTTGCAAGACGGACGTTTACTGGTCGTAGCGTTGTATACATAGACAGTGCTGTTAACAATTGGCTAGTGGGCATATTAAAATCAGAACATTTTACCATGGAAGAAAGACTTCGTGCGTAAGTAATACGCATGAAAAGAATCCTTCACCGCATAGACGAGCCGCAATTCATGGAGTGGCGCAGTTACCATACTGCACGCCATTACGACTCAGTATTAGACAATTGTGATCTCAATGAACAGAATCAGTGGCTGCGCGACAGAGGCATAACCATAGGCATGGAACATGTGCGATTCAAACGACACAGCGAACCATGGATAGCCACAACAATATCAGTATGGTTAGATGACGAATCTTGGATTGAGTTTAGGTTAGTGTGGGCCTAGACTGTATTATATTAGCAAATCTCTTAAATAATACAACAAGGTTTAGTATTTTCAAGTGGTTGCACATCATAGATATCGTATGTTCAGGCGAATGGTAAACAGTATAGACAAAGTTCCGTTCGCTTTAGCAAGTTGGGAATTGAATTTACGGCACGACGATAGTTTTCGTAAGTGGTGGAATATCACTACGGTAAAAGGCATGAGTATTGCCGGTATGAGCGACCGCGAGCATGCAACAATCATTGAATATTGCAATTCACATGGCGCAGAATATATTTCAAAGAAACGCAAGTTTGAAGATTTCTTATACACTGGATATTCAGAAAAAGTAATGAACTTGCCACCAGACTTGATAGATTATACCTATGATGAAAATGAATTGGTTGTCATAGGCACACATCAAATGATAGACGATGCATTGGTATGGACCAAACAACTACCGCCACGTTCACACATATGCTACACACAAGATATACCGCTGCGCGATATCAAACGCTGTGTTGCAGATACCAATTGGCGCATACTGCCTAACACCAGTGACCCGGGCGGATACTTTGTCAGCACTGATAATAAAAACTCTTTGTTCCCACTTTGGTTGCAAGGTTAACTGTTAGACTGCACAATGCTATATGAGTACAGCAACAATTGTTATAGCTGCAACAGGCAGCAATGAACTGGCAAAAGCAGTGGAATCTGCACTTGCACAAGATCACGCAGACACCCGTGTATGGGTTGTAACAGACGGCCCTGTGTTTACCACAGCAGTTGACGCAGTCATAGCACCATACCGAAACCGTTTGCATGTTTTGCAGCTACCGGAGAACACGGGTGCCAATGGATTCTACGGGCACCGCATCTATGCAGCAGCCGGACATTTGATTAACACAGACTTCATACTTTTTCTAGATCAAGACAACTGGTTTGACAACAACCATGTGTCCACACAGATAGCAGCCATTGAACGCAATGACTGGCAATGGGGTCACAGCTTACGTAAGATTACAGACAAGTATGGCAACTATCTCTGTTTGGATGATTGCGAGAGCCTTGGCAAATGGCCTATCTATCTCAGCAGTGAACATCACTTGGTGGATACCAGCAGTTTCTGCATTCGCAGAGATGTTATCACACAGATTGGTTCTGCATGGCATTGGGGCTGGGGAGGCGATAGACGTTTCCTATCAGCTATATCACAACACTTTCCACAATGGGGAACCACTGGCCTGTATACATTAAATTACAGACTGGATGGAAATCCCAACAGTGTGAACAAACAATTCTTTGACAACGGCAACAGTGTCATGTATGGTAGATACAACGGTGAATATCCGTGGCGCAATACGGTGTAACAGATGATCAAGCTTATGGAAAAACTGCCGCGTGAATTGTATGTTGCCTGTTCTGGCGGCGTAGATTCTATGGCTGCATTGGATTTCTTGCGTAGGAATCACACTGTCGCTGCTGCATATTTTGATCACGGCAGTGACAACAGCAAAGACTCATTGCAGTTTGTTCAAAGCTATTGCGATACTGAAAATATCCCATTGGTGATCGGCACTGTGAATAAAGAACGTGGTAGAAACGAAAGCTTGGAAGCATATTGGCGCGACCAGCGTTATGGATTCTTAGACGCATTGGGCGAAACTGTAGTTACTGCACATCATCTCGACGATGCAGTTGAAACCTGGGTCTGGGGTAGCTTGAATGGCCAGCCAAAACTACCGCAACTGCATCGTGGCAACGTGGTACGTCCGTTTCTAGGTACTAGAAAGTTTGAGTTGCGCAACTGGTGTACGCAACGTGATATTCCGTGGATTGAAGATACCAGCAATGAAAAGCTGGAACTGACTCGCAACTACATCCGCAAGGAGTTGATGCCGCATGTTCTTAAAGTAAATCCCGGCATTCATAAAATGATTATGAAACGGTTGCATGATCAAAAGGAACGTGCTATATAATACACATTGGGGGATTAGCTCAATTGGTTAGAGCGCCGGACTCATAATCCGTAGGTTGCTGGTTCGAGTCCTGCATTCCCTACCAAATCAAAAGGAACTACTGTGCAAGAAAAACTCATGAAACTCAACGACTATTCAGATGGGTCAGGTCATTGGCGCATAGCCTGTGACTGCCTTGATAGCAACCACGACTGCGAGCTTTGGTTTGAGCCACATGCGCAGCTTGAATCAGTTGGACTTAATATCAGTATGGAAGTGGGCATTTATCCGCGATATAATTGGCCGGAGAACCTATGGCGTCGTATTACCATAGCGACAAAGGTATTGTTCACAGGTTACTATACTGCCACAGGCGAAGTGATACTGGACGACAAGGGCATTGCTGCCATGCAAACTGCACTGGTTGAAGGTCTTGCGCATGTTGAAAAAAGCAAGGCGGCGCAAGCGTCGGCTCGTGCAGCAAGACTAGAAAAAATGGCAAATAAATCTGCCTAAATTGGCAAATATCCCATTGACGTGGTATGCAGACTACTGTAGTGTGAACTCATAAGCAACACACACGGAGTTACGCAAATGAAACTGGAAATTGCACAAAACGCACTTGCAGCACTTGCAGGCGGTACGTTTGTTGGTATCGACACTGTCACTGAAGTTAAACTGTCGGGTGGTAAAAAGAATCCGCAGCAAGGACGCATTACCAAAGAGACTACTGGTTCGCAAGTCATGTGCTTCAGCAATACCAATGGCAGCGCATACGATGCAATGGTCAAGCGTAGGCTTGTAGCAGAGGGCAAGGACCCCGACACGTTTGTGCTGGGACCGCGCAAGTGGGGCCAGCGTGTGCCGGGTACTGCATTTGTCGAACACAACGGCGAGCACTATCTGGAAGTAATCGTGCTTAAATCTGGAAAAACACAATACCTGCAAGATGGTTACCCGATTGCAAAGGAGTTGATTGACGGACTGTCAGAAGGTCGCGAAGACAACGGCCAAGGCGGATTGTCTGCCAGTAATAAAGTCATTATCAGGACGTTTGCTCTTGATAGCATTATTTCGATGCGAGCAAACGGTGCCGAATGGCAATAACACATCTTACCAGTTGAGCACAAAGGTAAATAACTCCGTATAATTTACGGAGTTATTTTATGGATTATAAAAAGATATATGATGCGTTAATATATCGTGCGCAACTTAGAATTACCACAGGATATACAGAGAAGCATCATATTATACCAAAATGTATGGACGGTACGGATGATGCAACAAACTTAGTTAATCTAACTGCACGAGAACATTTTGTAGCTCACCAGCTTTTAATTAAAATTTACCCTTTTAATCATAAATTAATATTTGCCGCTGCAATGATGTGTGCATCTACTAATCGATTACAACGCACAACAAACAGATTATATGAAAGATTAAAAATATTGCATGCTGCGGCAATGTCCGAATTACATACCGGTAAAGTTGTAAGTAACGAAACACGTGAAAAATTACGTAATAAAAATCGAAATTATAAACCAACAGCGAAAACAAAAGCAAAAATATCAGCAGCTGGTAAAGGCAAGATATGTTCCAACGAGACAAAAGCAAAAATATCAGCTGCGAATACAGGGCATCACAGAGGACGCGGACAACCATTATCAGACGAACATAAGGCTAACCTATCAATAGCTAATACTGGCAGACGATTATCCAACGAGCACAAATCAAAATTGTCTGCTATTAATTTAGGTAAAAAATTATCAGACGAAACTAAAGCTAAAATGTCTAGTTCACAACTTGGCAGGACGATATCAGATGAACATAAAGCAAAATTGTCTGTTGCGATGAAGGGAAAAACTTTTAGTATTTGGATAACAAATGGCACAAATAATCTTCGTATATCGCCAACAGACGTAATACCAAATGGTTACTACAAAGGTAGAATAATCGCGCCTAGGATTAAAATGTAGCAACTTACGTTTCTTTTGACCTGCACGATCACTCTGCGCATCTACACATTGTTTTACCGACCAAATGACTATACACTGTTATACCATAAGGAGACCGACATGGAATTTAAAGACGTAATTGCCACCAGACGTACACAACGAGACTTTGATAGCAGCCATATGATGTCAGACGACGATCTCAATACTATTATCGACGCTGCTCGTGCCACACCTACCAGCTTTAATATTCAAAATTGGCGCTTTGTTGCAATTCGAGACCGTGGTATCAAAGAAAAGATCAAGCGTGCTGCCTGGGATCAACCTCAAGTTGCTGTCAACAGTGTATTGCTTGCAGTCTGTGCAGATCTCAATGCGTGGAATGACAATACCGAACGTTATTGGGATGCCAATGGCGAAGACACTGCTAAAACTATGGCAGGTATGACTCGCGGATTTTATGACAAAAATCCTGAAATGCAACGCGATGAAGCCATGCGCAGTGTGGGTATGGCTGCTACCGCAATCATGCTTGCAGCCACTGACTTGGGATATGCTAGCAGTCCAATGATTGGCTTCAACCCTGTTGATGTTGGCACTGCTATCAATATGCCTGCCAACCATGTTGTGGGCATGCTGATTGCAATTGGTATCCCACAAGGTATTCCCCATCCCAAGACCCAACTTGCCCGTGAGCAGGTTATGATATATGACTTCTTCCCGGCGTAAGTCCACTGAAAGCAAGTTCAGGCGGGGTAATATCCCGCCTGACGATGTACCGTTTGTGTATAGGCATACTGCGTATTACGAAGATACTACAATGCCTTATATAGAAAACGAATTGATAGAATGGTGCGAGCATAATTGTAAACAACCCTGGGCGTGGTGGTTTGATGCAAGACATGCATATATTGGATTTGCCAGCCAAGAAGAACTAATGCAGTTTAGGCTAAGTGTTTAATAAATATCAGTATGCAAATACGTGATATATTATTAGAATACGAACGAGACCGTGCTGTACAAGCATTGGGTAATAGTTTATGGTTAGCTGCACTGCGAGATAGGGTCAGTGCATGGCGTGTGCCACTGGATCAACTACTACAACATATAGTTGATAAATTTGGATCATCTGCAAGAACTGAGCCAGAAGATCAAAAACGCTATACAGATGATGCGATGAGCGCAATCGAAGCAGCAGATCCAACTACTAATAAAAAATACACACAGTGGATGGCTCGCCAGTTTGCCCTAGGCCACGTACTCAAGTTGGAAGATGTGGTAAGCACTCTTGCAGATTCTGTTGCTAAATTCGACAAGCTGAATCGCAAAAAGAAAATACCTGCACCATTCAACGACATCAATCGTTATAAAACTGCTAGCGAGTTCATGAGCAAGATGGACGAGTTTGAAGACATAGTTGACGACAGTGAAGATAAAAACAGCAAAGCTAAAAAAGCCTACGCAGACGATGATGTAACAGTCGTTGTACCAGAAAATGAAGCTGCGGCCTGCAAGTATGGACGTGACACACGTTGGTGTACAGCAGCAGTACACGGTAACAATTATTTTGACCAATACAACCGTCAAGGTCCCATGTACATACTGATACCAAAAACGCCTAAATATGCAGGCGAAAAGTATCAGTTGCATTTTGCCAGTGGTCAGTTTATGGACGAAAATGACGATCCAGTGTCGTTGAGTTCACTGTTAGGTGCAGAAGGCAGATTTCCAAAATTACAAGAGTTTTTTGCAGTTGCAGAACAAGATGCAATGAGTGATTTGATTGCATTTGCACCAGATCGCGAGTTGCAGCCTGTGTTAACAGAATATCATGATATATTGCAAGACGTTGTAAGTGAGATCTTATCAGAATGGGAAGCCGGTGACGACACTTACTATCCTTGGCTGCGAGAACAGGGCTACGTGGATGAGGAAACTGACGAAGTGGATTGGGAGCGTGCACCTAGTTATTTTGAATATAACAGTGATGCCGAAACCGCATATGAGAGCATGACAGCCGCTATTACGTTAACGCCAACGGATGCAAGAGAATACGCCGATCGAGGACAACTTAACTCAGATGATGGCGACATGTGGGACATGTCCAAAATGGAAGATGTAATGGTTATGTCTGTATACGATCATTTAGGCAAACGCAACTACGCAGCCGATGCGCTGGTAGGCTACATCGAGAAACGTACAATGGTGCGATATCTGCGCGACAAGGGTAGATGGACTGTTGAAATAATCAAACCTCGTTGACTTATAAATTGAATTGGCCCTATGGTAACCTTATAGTTGTAATGACAATATAAGGTTTCGATATGAGAGTGATATTCTGTTTTCCAGGTAGAGAGTTCAGTGACAACTGGGTGAGATCCTGGACTGATACTGTGACAACCTGTGGTGCAAACAACATTGAATGGGCGTTTAGTATGGCCTATGATCCAGTTGTCTACTATGCACGCAATCGTGTATTGGGTGGCAACAATGTTGCTGGAAAACAGCAAAAACCATTCGGCGGCACACTGGATTACGATTACCAAGTGTGGATAGACAGCGACATGGTATGGAAGGGCGACGATGTCATCAAACTGCTATCACACAACAAGCCCATTGTCAGTGGTTGTTATCCCACACACAGCAACCGAGACTTTCCCATTGTTGAAACCCTAGACTACAATCGCCTGCTACAAGATGGCAAGTTTGAGTTTATGACAAGGCCTGAACTGGATACTAGAACCGATCCATTTGCTGTTAGCTATGTGGGCTTTGGATTCATTGCAATAGCCAAGGGTGTTATGGAACGTATGGAATATCCATGGTTTAGACCTCGTTGGGTAGAGAAAGATTCATTTGCAGAATTCACAGCAGAAGATGTGGGATTTTGTTGGACTGCTGCTGAAATAGGCGAATCTATTATAGTAGATCCCACCATACGTGTGGGTCATCAAAAAAGCATTATACTGAGTTAAGGACACAACATGGCATTTTGGATTAGCACTAAATCATGCACAAACGTAGAAGGACTAAGTTGTTGTTATAGGCAGTGGCGTGCAATACACAATCGCTGCGATCTACTACATGGTGCTGCACTGAGTTTTAAGTTTGTATTCGAATGTCACCGGTTGGATGAAAACGACTGGACATTTGACGACACTTATATGTCACATATAAAAGACTGGTTAAGAACACAATTTGATCACACTACATTGGTTGCAGCAGATGATCCAGAACTGGCAATGTTCAAACAAATGAGTGATAAAAAACTGTGTGATTTGCGTATATTACCAGGTGTAGGTTGTGAAAAGTTTGCAGAGCATGTGTTCATTCATGTTATGACATGGCTTCATACACAGGATATGACACATCGTGTTACTATAAGAAGTGTTGAATGCATAGAACACGACGGTAATTCTGCACTTTATGTGGAATGAGCGATATCAACGGGCTATGCTGTAGACATTTTGGCTAAATATTCAAGCATAGCCCGGAGAAGCATTAGATGGCAACTTTTCAACCAACACCTACTTATTACAGGGTAACCTGGAATCTAACTAGCCCTAAAGATTATACTGGGACCGGGACCACTGCTGGTGGCATTTCCCCATATACCAGTAACCAATATCACACAATGGTTGCATTGACCAGTTACAATGCAACACCAACTATGACAACTGGCGACACGCTAAGCTGCAACGGATACATAATTGGTCCGTTTGATTCAGGTGATAACGTTGCAGCAATTGTAGATCGTTTTAACTTGATGAACCAATACACAAATGTAATGGCCAGTGTTAACTTCAGTGGTTACGTTACGTTGCAAAGTGCATGGCCTCAAAGCACATTGCCAATTGTACTTGCAAACGTAAACGGCACTCCTCTTACAACACTGGGATTCCCAGTCGGCGCATTCTCTTACAAAGCACCAATCTATGGTGGGTCATTTACTACACTGGGAAACAATGACACTGTTATAGTCAACGGCGCAAATATTACATTTACAACATCTGGCGGACTCACTGTGGCAGGTGCATGCTCTACTATCAATTCTGTTAGCGGTGTAACAGGTGTTGTTGCAACTAGATATGCTGATAAAATTCAGCTGAATAGCCTGAGCCTTTCACCGATTTATATCGGTACAGATACTGGCAGTGCTGCATCTGATCTTGGATTTGCTGCATCTACTGTGTATGTACCCAGCATGACATTTGCACAAGCTACTGCAATTGAACAGGGTAATATGCGCTGGACAGGTGTTGCCAGCTATATAGAAAGCAACCTGACTGCAACTGTATACGGCGCAACTGCAATGACAGGTACTACCACATCAGGTAATACGCCGCCAACAACAGTGTCGTGGACAGTTGGTATTGAACACATTGACCAGCTTGTAACTTATACTGTTGCCGGTGAGCCAGAAGCTATAAACACTCAGCTAGTTGGACCTGCTGCACTGGAAAGATTAATTGCTCGTGCATTAACGAGTACTTGGATCAGTAACCGCAGCATTTGGAACAGCAATGTAGTTATTGCAGGTAGTATGGTAGCGTACAATGATGTACAGGTAGTTACACAACAGGTAACTGCTGCTGCGATTGATATTGCATCCAATGTTGCAGTTGTAGAAGACAATTTGTCGGTTACTCAAATAGCCTACGCTTAATAGCTTGTTGACAAATTTGAGTTATGCAGTACAATTGATAATTATCCTAAGGAATTATTAATGTTGTCCACCATACTCATGTTTATAGCTGCGGTATCGCTAAGCTGCGTTGCAGGCTATTATAGTGTTATCGGATTAACTACCATATTCAGCAGTGCATTTATTCCAGTGCTGATTATGGCCGGTACACTGGAAACCAGTAAGGTTATCACAGCTAGCTGGCTGTATAACAACTGGCAAAAAACACCGTTTCTGTTAAGAAGCTATCTAACAGGCGCAGTAATTGTGTTGATGTTTATTACCAGCTTGGGTATCTTTGGTTTTCTTAGCAAAGCCCACGTGGAACAAGCTGCTGCCAATGCCGAACAACAGGCCAAGATACTGCGCATCACTCAAGAAATTGATCAGCAAACTGCAACCATTGCCAGTGCCAAGCAGAAAATGGCCAATGCCGGCAAAGGTGACGAAGCTGGCAATGCTGCAATCAGTGCCCGCATTGACGATGCCAATAAGGTCATTGCCAGTGCCAATAGTCGTGTACAGCCTCAAATTGATGAGCAGCAGAAGATAATCGACGACGCTATTGCCAAGGTAGAACTGCGTGTCGGTAGCATACAAAGTCAAATTGACGACGTAGATAAGCAGGTGTCTAACTTAGATGCAATCATCAAGAGTTTGATTGATCAAAAGTATGCAACCAAGGCGCAGGCCAAACAAACAGAACAAAAAGCTGCAAGAGATGAACTGGCCAAACAAAAGTCTGATCTGCTAGCACAGATTGATGTTATGCGACAGGCCCCTGATCCAGTGGTTATTGCTGCCAAGGCTGAGATAACCAGACTGCGCAGTAAAGTTGAAGACGATATCAAACAAACACGCGATGTAATAGATCAGCTTACTGCCAAGTTGTCACAAGGCAGTGACACTACTAAAATACAGTCTGATATTGATACACAGGCCGCAGTTGTTAAAGCTGCTGAAGCAAAGATAGAAACACTCAATGCTGACAAATTTACGTTGGAGACAGAAGGTCGCAAGCTAGAAGCAGAGACTGGTCCTATCAAATATATTGCACAGGCATTGTATGGAGATACAGTTGATCAAAATCTGCTAGAACATGCAGTTAGATGGATCATCATGCTGATCATCGTAGTATTTGATCCTCTGGCATTGTTGATGTTGATTGCTGCTAACCAAGGTCTTGCTGAACACCGTACACGCAAGCTGGAATCTGCAAAACTTGTAAACACACCCACACCAACACCCGCATCTGCTCAACCAGAAACTGCACCGTTTGCTCGTAGTTTTCAGATTCGACCACAGCATCAAACGCCAACACCCGCACCTGCTCAACCAGAAACTGCACCGAGTTACCCAATTCGGCCACAGCATCAAACGCCAAAAGATGTGCCAGTAAACGAAGAGCCCGCTCCTACCGCAGTACAAACAGAAACCAAAGAAGTATTTGGCGATTTAACAGAAGCTGAACGTGTTGAGTTTGAACAATTTTTAAATAAAACAGTTCAAACCAACAATGTTGAACCTCGCAATCTTACTATTTCGTTTGATAGTGCGACTGCTAACTTGACAATAGTAGAGGAAACCCAAACACCAGTTGATGAAGAACCCGTAGTACGACTGCCGGTAGTTGAAGACGATCTTGACAATGCAAGCAAATCACCTGTAATATCAGAAGATGGAAAGTTAGAATGGCAACTGATAGATCAGCTACCAGTTGTAGGCACTAAACGAAAGACAGCAGCTGAATTTCTTGATAGACTGAAAGAGTTATATCAGCGTAGACTACAACAATTCGCAAATAAAAAAACAGAGGGTTAACACATGGGCCGGGATACTTCACGTCCTACCGTTTCTTGCAGTTTCTGCGGCAAGAACCAAAACGAAGTCAATAAGCTAATCAGCGGTAATGATGTTTATATATGTAACGAATGCGTGGAACTGTGCCACGGTGTACTAAAAGAGGAATTTTTACCGCCAAAGTCCAATCCTACACAACTGACACCACAGAGAATTATGGAATATTTGGA